CATGCTGTCATCTGTAAGTGCCATATTATTTCTCCTTTCGTTGAAAAGTGTTATTTATATGTCATCACCTATGTACACTCGGTGTTGGCATCAAAATGTATGATTCTTGCACTGAGATTCAGAAAACGCCATGTTCTCGATGCGTTTTTCAGTTTTCAGTGCAAAATCCGAGCATTTTATCTTCCGAGCATCCGCATGATCTGCTGTGCTCTCTGGACAGCGGCGTTGTACTGATTCTGTGTGATGCGTCCGCTGTTAAGCATCTGCTGTATCATTTGATTCGGGTCGCCGCCCTTGTTCTTTAGTTCGTTGAGGCTTTTTATAAAGCCGTTTGGGTCGAACCCTCCCATACTGTTAAAAAGGTCACTTGCCATCGTTCTTACCTCCGTTACGCTTCTCTGCGTTACGCTCGAATTTTGCCTTTAGAGCGTCAATTTCCTTCTTCATATCCGCTAACTCGTTATGTGTCACAAAGTCGCCCTGTGGCTGAATTTCAGCCGTTCTCTGGGCATTGTCACGCACGGTATAATCCAGTACTTTGATACTCGGCATACCGCTGGCATCAGCCGACTTGATATACACGACATTTGCCTCGGAGTCCCAAAGCGGCACGCTGGTATTCGGTGCAACAGGGTAGCTCTTTGCCGCACCCTCGCCCTGTACCCAAATCAATGCGTTGGGCTGATTCGCTCCAACACTTGTCTGTGTTGGATATGCGTTAGATTGCGTTGGATAATAAACTGGCTGTTGATAAGTCTGTGGAAAATAGTTGTAAGCCATTAGTACGCCTCCTTACTCCAGTAGTACTGGACTAGTTCACGAGAGCTGTCCCAAGCGTCATACAGACAACCATCTTTGATGCAAGCGACATGTCCTCCAAAAAACACCACCTGTGTTCCTGTCGGAAACTCTCTGCAAAATTCTTCTGCGTCATAACAATCTGGGCATGTGTTGGATAAAGCCTTGCGTGTAAAGCCGTTCTGTCTGAGTACCGATGCGATCACGCCGTCTGAGGACGGCATATCGCACATCTGCAAGCCGTTAACAACAAGGGTCAGATATGCGCCTTCCCACGATGTATCAAGTGCTTTTGCTATGGCTCTGACAGCACAATCGCCTACTTTGCGTCCGCATGGATTCGGATTAAATTCGATGTACATGTATCCACCTCCTTACCTAAATTGTCGCAACAAAAAAGAGCCTCCACCATGAAAGGCAGAGGCAAGTCTGGTGCGATCGCTGTGCAATTTTCGGGCAATAAAAAAATGCCCCTCCGTAGAGGGGCTAAAAAAGGAGAGAGGTATAATGAAGAAAACAGTCTCCTCAAGGGGATCTAAATATGTTTGAATAATTGTTCCTGTGTCTTATATACGATGTTCTTCGCTTGCCGTACGGATATGCCAAATTCCTCACTTAGAGGCTCGAAGGGAATACCGTCCAGTAAGTAGCGTTTTAGGATTTCACGATTTCGCTGTGAATGTCTGCGAAGAATTATCCATTCATCAATAGCATGCTCTAAATCAGAGCGTGAATAGTCTTCGAGTCTCATTTTCGTCTTACTCTTGTGCGTGTGCCCTTAACGGTCTTTCGATTCTTTCTAGTCCTAGTTCTTACCTTTACCTTCGCCATTGTTGATTACTCCGCTTGCTCCAGCACCCATGTAGTTGGCGTTTCCTCCGTCTTGGCTGTCTACTGTTACATCGGAATAATCGTACTGGTTCCATTCGTAAATCCATAGAGCATTGCTTGCGAATAGAAGCAGTATCGTTACTGCGAGGACTATTATCAGCCGACGGACTGTCCGCTCGAACCTTGCTATTGTGCCCTCATAGACAATAAAAGGCACACGATTATCATCAGAAATATTGCGTTCATCCATAGCGTCCTCCTAGCCTTTTAAATAATTGACTCCACTCTGGAATACAGTTGTAACATCACTCTGGACTACCCAAGTGCCGTTTACTTTCTTATACGGAGTTACCTGTGTCCATGTACCGTTTATCTTGCAGTACAGTTTGGCTACATCGCCCATCGTGACGATTATCGTGTGGTCAGCGAGAACATTTGTGACCGTGTACTCAAGATGCGTGCTTGGTGTAAACGGCTCATTCAGCTCTATGCTCACCTTAAACTGCAAGGTGTCGTTGTTAGCATCGCTTGCATCGTCTTTGGAATACTTGATGTAAATGGAATGGTCGCCAGCAGTCAGCTCATATTCAAGCGTCTGCGCTGTTGATTTGTTGTGTGTGGAAGTATTGCACGCCAGCTTGTAACTGCTATCAGTTATTGTTGCTCCACTACTGCCCGCCGCATAATAGTTTGTACTGAGCGGAACATCTGTATTTCCGAATACTCCAAAGTCGTAGCCTTGCTCCGAATAGTTGATGTAGGTAAAGGTTACGGTTGCGGCTACAGGAACGTGAATATCGACCTTGCACACGGCGGCAGTCTTGCTTATGCCCTTATTCGTACTCTCGTAATAACCGCTACTGTTGAGTTCAAAGCCGTAGTCTCCAAGATTATCAATCGTGTAGCTTTCCGCTGTGTCTTGCTTTGTAACAAGCTGGCTTGTAACATCAACGCCGTTGTCTGTAGCCGTTACTCCGCTTGTGGCTTCAATCCTCAAAGTAAAGTCTGAGCCTTCTGCCACTTCGGTGCTTCCGTCTGGCTCTATCGTTACACCGCTGGCAGATGTCGTTATGGTGTGCTTAACATCGTTCCACGTATAAGTGACGGTAACTGTAGCACCATTAACGAGTCCACCATAATATCCAATCGTGAATCTCAGATACATATCGTCTATCTCAGCTCTTGTCCATGTACCGCACGATACGGTAATGGTCTGAGCTGAAGTCGATGTGAATTTTGTCTGCGTGCCCTTTGCGGTCGAGCCGTGATACATCTGTAGAGTGGCTGTTGACCTTGAAGTGTTCTCAAGATGCCCTTTGACTTGACACGTTACCGAGTCTATCGTTGCGTTTTCTGGAATCTCCTCAAACTCAAACTTGTAGTCGATATGAGCTGTTGATGATGAGCCGCCATTTGAGTAGTCATTACCCGATACGGCAGAAGTGTCAGCACCCTTTCCTATGGCGTTTTTATATTTTGTCCCGTTAATTGTTCCGCTGGTCGTATATGAAACAGGATACGAGGTAGCTGTATTTGTAGCCATTAGCTCACCACCTTCAGATAGATGTCACCATTAGATCCAAGTGACGAGGATGGGGCTGAACTGCCTGTGTAATACGTAGCAAATGAAACGGCACCCGTTATCTGAGTGCCGCTGTTGTCGTGAGCCGTTGTACCGCTTAACAAGGTATTAGCCGTTACTGTGTCAGCCGATATGTCTATCAGAGTTGTGTTGCCATAATTGACCTTGTTAATACCCATAAGCCCTCCTAACCTATAGTGACTGTGGTGCCGTGTGCGTTTGCGCTCTCCGTGTAAGGAATAGCCGCTACCGTTACCTGTGACAGATAATCGTATCCTGTATCTGGCAGAATCGTCTGTGCTGTCTTTGTTGGTGTAGCCGTCTTTGCCTGTGCCGATACTCCCTCGCCTGTGTACGTTCCTGTCTGACCGAGGATGACGACTCCAGATTTTATGTTCGCTGGGATTATCTTAGCCTGTTCTGTCGAACTAATACCGATCTTACCCGAACCGTCATGATAGCCCTGTGGGATAGTGTACTGTCCAGCCTTTGTCGTGATAGTGCCAGTTACCGAACCGTTATTCGGCATCGTTCCTGTCAGCTTTGCTCCATTAGCGTAGGCTGTCTTTGTAGCAAGAATCTCAGCTACCTGTGCCGTGGCATCAGATGTATCTGAGTCATATGTACAAGTACCCTCTACCTGTTCGCCTGTATTGATATGTGCGGTAAAGCCATCAAGTATCTGTGCCGCTGTTGCGGTATCACCAGTTAGATCAATTAAAGTCTCACCACCGAAGATGATTTTGTTTTTTGCCATTAGATTAAACCTCCGAAGCTATATAAACTGTGTCGCCATGTTCATTAGATGTCTGGAAATAAGGTACTTCAAATATGAATACGTTATCTTCCATCAGCTTGTCTTTTGTCGCAAGTGTCTGGCTCTCGTGCGCTTTCGGTATTATTTCATACTCGCCTGTGTAGGATTCTACGCTAGCGATCGCATACTCAGCGCCAAGTGTCATATCGAACGTTTCTTCTGATGAGGTTACGTCCATTGGCAGAGTATCGTCATAAGTCGCAACTGACATTGGTATAGTAATCATTCGACCACCTTATCGAGTAAATTCTTTTCAAGCTCGATGCCCTTTACCTTTGATGCGGCACGCCTACCGTTTGCGCCAGTCCAGTTTACCTGTGACTCCAGAACGCCCTCTTTGAACATCAGCGTCTCTTTCTGTGTCAGATATACAGTCACTGCTTTCGGCTCGACTTCGATATCGTCACCTGTTTTGGTGAGCGACTTTGCACCCTGTCTGTATGTCACATAAACATTGTTTGCTGTCGTAAGATCAAGCAGTTCTTCAGTAAACGTATGTCTAAACGTAGGCGTTGTTCCTCTAGCTGTGCCCATGTCTACTCCTATCTGTTGTTAAGTAAAAAGGACTGCATCTCCGTTTCTGTCTTTTGGATAACACCGTCCACATCGTTGTTCTTCTTTAATTCGTCAAGGATGACCAGCAGACATTGAAGCGTCTGTGTCTGTGTTCTCTTGATGTAGTCCAGATCATCCTCAACCTTTTTTATTCTCTTGTTGTCGCTGTCAAAAAGCTCGTCATGCCTTTTGAGTTTGTCTTTCACATCATCACTCGGTTTCTTCACTGCTTTCACTATTTTGATTAACCACCCTACCGCTACACATACACAAGTAAAGCCTCCGCAAGCGGCAAGGAAATATCCCAGCAAGGCTTGCCATGTTATTGTAATCATTTAGCTCACCTCACTTCTTTATCCGTACTATCATATTTACCTTGCGATTCTCATATGCTTTATAACGCACTTTGAGTCCTCGCCTATGCCCCATCGTGTTCCACAGCGGATAGCCCTTACTGCTCATGCCCATAAAGACCATTGTGTGATAAGCTGGGTTTCCGAAACCTACGATGTCGCCCTTCTTTATCTTGCCCTCTTTCCACAGAGCTTTAACTGTCTTGTTCGGATATGTCAGATAGAAGCGTTCAGGATGTTTCTTGACGTATACCGCTGACTTACCACTTATCTTCTTCTTTATAGGGTGGAAGAAGAAGTAACCGCCTTTTGGCAGATAGCCGAGCCTCTGAAGTGATACCGCTGGGAAAGTAATGCAAGTGCCTTTTTTCTTGCTGTTTGCTACGGTAGGGCTTTCGACCCACACATAGGTCTGATTCTTACTCCATGCAAACTGCTTTTCCATAGCCTCATACCACTTGTCGAGCTTGTCCGTGGTCTTTGTGGTCTTTTTCTTTACTGGCTTGTTGGTGTCCGTGTGGAGAGCGTTCTCCATATACCCAGCCGCAAGAGCTACGCCGTTTGAGTTTATTCCGTTACCGTATGTGTAGTTATGGTTAGGCAGTTTCTTTATCCACTTGATTGCCTTCTTCCTGTTGGCAAGCGTATCTGTAACGCCAGCCATATAGAAGTCTGTGGCGTAACCAGTTAAGTGCTTGCTGTTCTGTATCGAGCCTCGCAGACTATTGTTGTACGGTCTGCACCTTAATCCGCAAGTGACTTCCATCGGCACATTATAGTGGTCACGAATCTTCTGTAGGTTCTTCAGCTCAACTTGCTTCATGTATGACGGGTAGCCTGTGCAGTATCTACCACCACACTCGCACTTAAACTCTTCGGGTTCGAAGTCCTTGACGAGCGAGCAGTTATAAACATGCCGAAGCAGTTTGTCTGTATCTGTTCCGTAAACTCCGTCAACGTCTTTCTTTCGCAGATATTTCTTCTGCAACTTCTTGATGTTCGCCTCGGTATATTCACCGAGTCCGAGCTTGCGGAAATATTCTTTCCTCTTTGCTACTGTGAGTAACGCCATTATTCCTCACCCTCTTCGTCATACTCTTCTTCGTCTGGGTCATTATCGAGCGCGTAAAGCGTATCTGTCAGCTTTACCTCTGGCAAGCCCGTTCCGAGATTCCAGAAAAAGCAAATGACTGCCGCAAGGGTTGCTCCCGAAAGAGCTACTTGCCAATTGACATCAGATAAAACTGTTGCCGTTCCACCGATTGCTCCGACAAAGGCTTGACACCAAGTCTTGACCGTTCTAATTAATAATGCTTTCCAAAAATCTGCGTTCATTGTGTTTCCTTTCTTTAAGCAACATGACCAACAAGATGCACCCACAGGTTGACCGATTGTGTACCGCTCTGACTAGCTAAAGCGTAAAGGGTGAAACCTGTTGTTGATTTATTTAGAGTGGTTGCAGGCATCGCAAAACCACCACCGATATACCATTCAGCAGATACAGAATAAGCGGTATTTGCCATTGTGAAAGGTGGTGTAAAGTTTACTGAATAGGCATAGAACCCACTGTATGTGGAATAATTGCTTAAGTTGCCTGTGTAAAGTTTGTACGCATCAATCCATCCGCTCTTGTATTTCTGATACTGCCACCCATTAGTAGTGCCTGTTTCAATCACATAATCTTTTTCTTCTACGGTGGTGATCAGCTGTGCGACTTCCTGTATGTTTGCGCTTGAAACCCTGACAATAAACCGCCCATTAGCATTATTCATGCCACACATGAGCAACTGCCCATAGTTACAGTTATCACCCGATGCCGAACCATTTACACCACCGCTTCTGTGCGGTATCCATAGGAAGTTGTACCACCCTGTTTTTATTGTTACACCGTTTTTTGTATATGCGGTTCCAATGCTTGCGGAGCCACAACATCCACTCGAAAACCTTACCTCATCAGCTAAGCCCTCTACCGTAGTTTGCGACGAGCCGTAACTGCCTGTTGCTACCGATGAATTGAACGATGTTTTTAACTGACCTGTCATCGTACCGCCATTGGAACCGATAATATTACCTGTGGAACACTTTGACAGATTTGAACTATTTCCACTATATGCGCCGTTCCAAAATGCAAGTGCAGATTTTGCGATGACTTTTGCATCCCCTTCTGTCGTGCTTGACCAATTCAAGTCACCTGTTGATGAGCGAGTGTATTTGTCGGATAGTGCCACCGCTGACACATCAGATGCAGACAGGTTTGTGCCGTTTATCTTGTACTTTGCCCCGCTTGCGATGTCTACGTTGCCGTTCCAGTCAACTTTCAGCGCGTCTGATCTGGCGCTGTCGCTCGTGCCCTTGCCGATTCTGAAAGCGTAAGAGCCATACGGATCACTGTAGTCGCCCATAGCTACCGTTGCGTATCGTCCGATAACCGTATTGGCCTTAGCGCCAGCAACCTTGTTGCCGATTCCCGAGACCAGATTATCATCGGAAGGCGTCTCAGCGCCGTACTGAACTATATGTGACTCGCCCGCGACAAGATTTCTGTGAGTGCCTCCCCAAAGCGTGTGACCCTCACCCGAAACAAGATTTTCAACCGCTTCGTAGCCTGTATAATTACCCTCACCTTGTACAAGGTTCATGTAACCCGCTACAATATTATCCTTGCCTTCAGCATGACACATATAGCCAGTAACAGCATTGTCAACACCCTCAGCGACAGAATAATTGCCGTTAACAGCGCCAAGCTGTTGCCAATGATCCGAGTTCCACGTTTCGCCACTCGAAATTGCAGTCCTACAACGATACGCCATTCTTATGGTGCCTGTCGGTTGATTGTCGAGGCGCCAGCAGAGGTCGCCGACTGCATACGAGCGTGTTGAGCTATACTGTTCTATAGCCTTGCGTACTCCGAATGTATAGAATGGAGCTTCTGAATATCCGCTTAACCCCGTGCCTCTTTCATAGCCAAGATGAGCTATCTGTGTGCTACCCGTACCTATCGTCGCACCGTTCGATCTGAAACTCGCTACGACACCGCCTGTATTATCAATGATGTAAGTACCAGCGCCATATGTAGAGCCAGCACCAGTAGCTATAAGAACCTTATTCGTTCCGCTTGAAGCTGGTAACAGCCATAAGCCCTCGCTTGTTAGGGCAAGATGCGTTCCTACATAGTTGTTTAGTGATTCATCTATAGTCAGCTCATAATACGTTGAAAGGTCGTCAACATTAGGCTCCGTAACGATACTGTAATGTACATTGCCTACAACGTAATCACCTGTACTGTCCTGTACAAAATACACATGGCTTGGGTCAATTTCGGTATCTGTAGTCAATGTCATTGTGCCGTGCTGTGTTATCCACGTCAGCGTTTCTGCTACGCTCTGAACGGTGGACAGACTGCCGAGCGCCCTCGAAGCATAATCGCTTGCATTGCGTGCTGATGTGTATGCCCGATTAGCTGATGCCTGTGCATCATTCGCAGACGTTTCAGCGGCTTCTGCTCTTGCCTCAGCTTCTGTCGCCGCAGTCTCTGCTCTGCCAGCCGATGCGACAGCGCTCTCTGCCTGTTCCCTTGCTATCCCAGCATCTTTAACAGCAGACTCAGCTGACTCCCTTGCAATGCCAGCATCTTCCAAAGCATCATTAGCGGCTTCGTGTGCAATGCCAGCATCTATCACGGCACTATCTGCCGCTTGATGTGCTGTCTCTGCTTCACGTACTGCGGCATCTGCGGCTCTCGTTGCTCTTATCGCCTGTTCCTCAGCTTTTTTTGCATAACTGTCATCAGTCGGAGGCGATGTAGCGTTGCCTGTAACATAAGCACTTCCGTTGGCTACACGTACACGCACTTCATCGCCAACCTTTGCATTAACGACCATTCGTGCTGGTGTCTGATCAATACCGCCCTGTATGTTTACCCAAGCGGTTTTACCCTCCACCTTTACGACTTTTGCCGTTGTATCGTAAGCTGACGTTTTTTTCTTGTCTTTTATCTCAGTGCTTTCTACGAGAGCCTTTGCTAGCTTGTCCATACTTGTCATATGCCGTTAACCTCCTCAGATATTGGTGCTCCGTAACCAATCGAAATGTTCTGTTGAGTAATATAAAAAGAGCCGTCGATTTCCTGTCTTGGATATCTTAGCTCCACTATGTCTGACGGGTATAAGTTTGGGATATAGCGTCTTGTGTAACTCACTCTTCGATTGACTTGCTGTTCCTCTTTCAGTCTGCGTACTGCATAGCTTTCCAGAGATTCATTGTCATTCAGATGACAGTCAGTTTCCTCAAACCATATCTCACGTCCCCTGTTGTTTACGGATAAAGGACTGTCAGATGTATCTTTATACTCTACCGCCCGTTCATCAGCTATTGCTCTAAATACGTTCGGTGCTGAGTACCAGTCGTAAGTTTCATTCAGCTTTGTCTCGATGCAGTCATTCTCATTAGCATCAAATATCGCTGACACATCACTCGCCTTTGGGCTGAAGCGTATCACGCCCTCGCCTGTTATCTGCATCCTCCAGCCTATAGCGAGAAGTATCTTCTCTACCATAGTCAGATGATTTTCTCCCTCTTCTGCAACAATGTGCGACTGAAGTTTAGGCGTTGTTCCATTGATTTCTACTGGTGCTGGCGTTACGGAAAACAGATTCTCAATGATTATATCTGCACTTGTTCCAGCTGGTGCATACCATCCTCGTGGTAACAAAACGTCCTCACAAGGCTGAAGCACTGAATAGCATTGTACTTTATTTGTGACAAGTGTTCCGTTTATGTCTCGGTCTGGAGCGCAAGCAAGACCAGTAAACAACGCTTCATGTCCGCTATCACCGTCTTGTCTTGCGTTTAGCCACACCCTCACATATATCTCACGGCTCCTGTCATAGTTGACACACTCTATATCTGCGGAGTTGCGGAGTCCGTCATTGGTTCGTGTTATACTACCGCCCGTTATTTCGAAGCGGTCTACGTCTTTCCATGTCCTCGCATCGACTTCTGCCGCATGATATGACGCTGAAAAACCTTTGAGCCAATCCATTAACTTGCCTCCCAATCCGTAAGAGCCATCATGTCGAACCCCTCGGAGTCTACCCTTGTTATATCCATTGAGAACTCAACTACTTTGTGCCCTCTATCGTGATTCCATGTTTCAGATACTTGTACATCAGCGGCAAATGACGAACCGTCTGGCGTCCTTACATGACATAAGCCTGTATAGTTTGCCAGCCTACGCATCGTTTCGATCTTATCGCTATCTATAAGCGTGATCATAACGGTACTTATGCTTGATTTCCTTGATACCGCAGGGTTCCAATCACCCTGTACCGAACCGCCAAGATACTGTGTCTCTGTGAAGTCCTTATCCCACGAGTGCGATACATCTACGTTGTAGATAAAGTCTATCTGGCTTCCGCTGAAATCGACCAAAGCCGTGTCACTTGGAATCGGAGGGTCTGTCTCAATATCCAGCCATGCAAGGCTTCCATCTGCCGTTGTGTAATCACCAGTTGATGTTCTGCACACTATCCTATGACCGCCATACTCACCTAGAGCTGGATATGGGTCAACATAAGTTACTCCCCACTCTGCGCCTTGATATATCAGTTCTGGCTTGTCAGCAGACAGCCTGTATATCTCGAAATAGGAGTCTTGTGGCGTACCCTGTCCAGCCGTAGGAGTTATCTTTACGATATTGCCATCAACAACGCATGTTGCCGTTGGCATGACTGCATGGTCAGTCCACAAACATGTAAAGTCAAGCGTTACTTGGTCACTGCTCACTCCAACATTGTTGACCACGAAAGCGGTAATCTTGTAGTCGCCATTTTGCTCGAAATTAGTCCTCAAGTCGCTCTGCGATATGGTAAAGACTCCGCTGTCATTTTCAGCCTTTACTATAAGTTCGCCTACAAATCCAGTCGGCTCTGATTCATCTGGCTTGTCAAGGAATCTTGCATTAGTTCTCTCGATGTATACGTAAGCACTGCAACCTGTCTGTACACCGCTGATTGTTATAGCAAGAGGCATCGACTGAAGTGCCTTGACGGTGTGCTCTGTTTCCTCGCCTTCATCTATCACGACATCTACAAGTGATGTGCTTGCAATAGATGCTATCGGCTTATTGATTACTGTGAATGGAATATACTCACTTAATGCTGAGGACTTGCCATTTTCAGAGTTGGTCTGGACAGTAACATAATAATCATTATCACCTGTAAGCCCTCTGTCTTGAGGAGAGATAGAGAGTGCCGTCTCGTTTCCAATTACAGGAATCTCAATCAGCTTTGCTTGCTCACTATCATATATTGAAACAATAGCCGATGCCTGTGCAGAAGCATCCTCGTTTCCATACGTCCACGAAACATCAAGGATTCCAATGTTTGAGACCACCGTCTTTGATACGCTCACGCTTGGCGTATACGGCGCTGTTCTGAGGTCGAGATAGAGATTGTTTGTTTCTCCATAATAACCAGCTTCATCATCGAACGCTATTCGGACTCTTGCATACCATTCTTTTCCTAAATCGAGGTCTGGTATGATTGCTTGCTTTTCCTGTCCACCTAATTCAGCACTATTGCTTGCGCCTTTAGTTGTGCTCCACGCTGATGGGTCTGTGTCCCATGACACTATCGTCTTTAAGGAATCTGCCCAGTTATGTGTCCAGTCAAGTCTAGCTTTCGTCTTTAAAGAAATTGAGTCAGCGGCATCGGCAACCCTCGTTATCGTTGCACCTGTCGGAGTCTGCGGAGTAACGGTAAGCGTTATCCAATCATACTTCGGCTTCGTTCTGCCGTTATTGATTACGAATCTTCCCCAGACGTGCCACTTTACATTCTTGCGCTGTTCGTTAGTTACGGCAATCCAGTATTCACCCTGTCTGCCACTTCTATCTACCTTTGTCCAACTTGCATTTGCATTGTTTACAGCCTTTTCATTGGTGCTATAAAGCAGTTCTATCGCATCAGCCCGTTCAACGCTCCAAGCCCACCTAACGACTATATAATGTTGTCCCTCAGCATCGACTTCCTCAACTGCATCTATAACTGGTGACGGTGCATTTTCAGCAGAAAGTATTAATGAATCATACGCTGTTGACCAACCAGATGATCCACTGTTATTCGTTGTTTTTACTTTGAAGTAGTACCTCGTTTCAAATTCTATGTCGTTTGTAATGGTAGCGGTTTTGACGTTTGTTCCACTGATCGTAACGCTTGTATAAGTCGGAGTGTCAGACCATGCACCGAGCGATGTCGCCCATGCAACTTCTGCCTCGCTGACATCAAGCATGACATTGTTCCATGTAACTCTAACGCCGATAGCATTGCTTGTCTGCACAGCATCAACATTAGTAGGATAAAAGCGTGTCGGATTTGTTACCGTACACACTCCATGATCATGCGCTGGGTTGAATGTGACTGTAGTTTTCCTTGAGGAATAAGCACCAAAAGTATTTAGCGCAACTATGTCGTAGTATTTCCCAGACGCTAACGCATTGAGATTTACTGTTCCTGTTGCAGAAGTTCCCGATACAGTCAGCTTCGTACCATTCGCAGAAACAGTCGTGGAGGCATTAAGAGTGCTGTTCTTTGTAAAGCTAACTGTAATTGATCTTGTTGCGGCATTGTATGTAACGCTGTCAATAGTCGGCGCTATTACGGAAGTAGGCGCTCTGAACAATTTATTATCACTAATAGATTCAAGTGCTCCAAGCCATCTCTGTTTCACACGAACCCACATGCATTGTTCGCCCTCTATTCCTGTGATATGGAACGATGACGATTGCGCTGTTCCATCAACATCTGGTTCATAGTCGCCAACCTCTGTCCAAGTAACACCAGAAGGACAAGCGAGGCTCGTGTTAGCTGGTGTGCCTATATAGTATTCGACCTTATGTTCGTTTGCTGGGTGAGCGCTATCTACATTCTTATCCCATGTCAAAACGCAGTCATAACCACTCGATACCGCAGTCATCGAATAAAGAGCTAAGTTTTTAGCTTGAAGCGGTTTTGCATATATGACACTTGCATATGTATATCCACTGGTTCCAGCTGAGCCAGCGGCTCTTGCTCTTCCAACAACCTCTATCGAGTTATTGCCTATATTCTGCGTTCCTATTCCGCTACATGAAAACGAACCAGATGCAGACGATAGGAATGTCTCTTCCGACCACGAACTCCCTTGATATGTGCTGTAGTATATCCCTTGGAAACCGTACTGGTCTTTATCTGTAACACCTACAGAGTATGAGAACGTAGTTCCTGTCGCTCCAGCAATTGCACTGACACTTGGGACTGGCGGGACGTAGAAATTCCAGTACAGATTTTGTTCAGCCTTTTCGTATGTGATCTTACTAGTATTGGCATATTTCGAGTATACTTTAACTTGAATCGCCGAAAGCACATTGTTGTTATACGGATAGTAATTTGCCAGATTCAGCCCGCTCAGCTTGTACTTGCTGAATGATGATTGGGAATCATATTTATGCCAATCATGCCAGCTTCCGTTTACCTTTACCCTCCAGTGGACAGCCATCCACCCGTAATTGCCGTGATTCGTCCATTCCGCAGTAAAGCTGTTGTTGCCACTTCTCTTTATTCCGAGGTTTGTAACTTTTTCAGTTGCTTTAGTTGTCGCCATCTTATGCGCTCCTCATCTGTAAGCTCAGCTTTTGTGTTATCGTATTAGCTACTGCTTCTGGGTCACTAGCATTGTTTATTGTGAAGTAGTTTGTGATCTGTGGGCTGTTACCACCTGTGGCTTCTGCTATATCTTTCATTAATGCCGTTCTACCGTAAAGCACCTCGTCCTTAGACCCTTCACCAGCACCGAATAATGTTGGGTTTGAGAAAAGGTAAGGCATGTCTTGCGCCTTCTTATACCAACTAACACCGACTGATGGTATTGACGGTGGGTTGATGCTAAACTTGCCAGATATACTAAAATGCGGGAGTGGAATATGTGGTGGCGTAATTTTAAACGAGAATAACGACTTGATTCTCTCAACTGCCGCCTGTATTTTCTCTTTCAATGACTCTATAGGCGTCATAAATCGATCCTTAATTCCATTAGCCGCCGCTGTAACTTTGCTCCATATAGCTGAACCAAGACCTCTGACGATTTGTGCGCCAATCTTGGCTACAGTTGACACGATCTTTGGCAACGCCTTCATAAGTCCTTCAGCTATGCCGAGAGCGATACGGAATGCCGCTTTCAGTATTGCTGGAAGATTATTTGCGATCGCCTGTAGGATAACGCCGATAATGTCTGCCATTGACGACAGGATATTCGGTGCGCCCTTGCCAAGCCCTTCAGCAAGTTTTGCGATTGCCTCTACTCCCTTGTTGATTAACGTTGGAGCGTATTCTGCCAAAGCTTGTCCGATGCCCTTCAGTGCTTGCATCACGGCTGGCACTATGTTCTTCGCCGCTGTCCCAGCGGATTCAATCACGTTCTTTGCAAGCTTTCCTATATCAGCGTTAGGATCTGCGAAGCCTGTGACGAGGTTATCCCATGCCGCCTTGACCATATTTACGGAGCCTTCAATAGTTTTTGAGGCTTCTGCCGCTGTTGTACCAGCTATGCCCTGTTTTTGCTGTATATAATCGATAGCCGTAACTACATCGGAGAAACTATCAATTGATAAATCGGCGGCTTTGCCATTTTCTACAGCCCATTCATTTGCATCGGCAATAAGACGCTCCATCTCTGTTTTTGTACCGCCATAACCTAACTTGAGGTTGTCGAGCATGGTGTAGTTCTGTTTTGCGAAGCCTTGAAAAGCGTTCTGAACATTCTGTATATCGCCGCCGAATGTGTTGAAGTTATCCGAGATAGCACGCATGGCAACATCCGTCTGCTTTGCCGCCGCCATCTGATCGCCACCGAGCGAATTTATCAGAGCCGCTGAGAATGATGTTGCCTGTTCCATGTACTGGCTGGCTGACATTCCAGCTGTCTTATATGCGTTTTCAGCATATTGCATTACTTGCTTTGATGCTTCATCACCAAACAGCTTATTAACACCACCAGCAAGCTGTTCGTACTCTGCGTATGCCTGTACGGATTTCTTGACTAGTGCAGTGGTTGCGGCGGCGGCGGCTCCAATAGCGACTGCGCTTACCTTGCCGAATGTAGCAAGCCCTTTCTTTAATTTGCTTGTCTTGCCCTCTGCTTTATCTAGCCCCTGTTCATATTCACTTGAATCAAGCGACAGTGTCGCTTTCAGCTTCATGAAGTCCATCTGCTTTTCCTTTTAGTCCTAGTTTGGTTATAATCTCAAGGGCAATTTCATCGCCCGACTTTTCTTCTTCTACTTGCGGAGTGATCATATCTGCATATCGGTAAGGAATCTGTGCGCCCCACGTTTCCGCAAGGCATTTCAGCAAGTCGCTGGCATAAACCTTGTAGGCTTCATCTTTCGTCCTCTTGTTGTGCTCGGCAACGACATGATCTATCACGTATCCGCTACCCATCAGCTCAAGAAGGTCAAGATTTATGTTTCGACAATAGTCTATGTAAGCTGATTCCCCCAATTCGCCAACGACATAAAAAAATCGAGAACGACCTTGTTCCCGATAATCTCATTGAACGATTCGATATAATCTGTCACTGAGTAATCGTCCACATGCTCTGGCTCCACAAAGCACAAAAGAGCAAGCATCTCCAATGTCTCCTGTGGATGTTCTTCAAGGATCGAATCCAGAATTGCATCAAGGTTCTCGGTTGCTTGCTTATCAAGTGCCTTTCGTTTATCCTCATCGGATATATCGTCTGGCATTTTCGGTATTCTTTTTCTTATGTTGACGATATCCGTGTCGGTCAGCCATTTACTGACCGACTTACGGATCTTGTTCGTCTGTGTCAGAAATTCTGACGGCTTGCAGTTAGCCAAGTTTTTCATAATCTGTCCCTCCTGTACTGATCCGATTAGTTCCCAGCTACGCCAGCTTTGACATAAATCTCGAACGGTACAGTTTCCTGTGCCTCGATGCTGTAATGTCCGTGGAACTCGAACGCAAGCTGTCCTTTTTCATTCTTTGTGGACTGAATCTGGAATCCAGCAGTATTCAGAGCGTTAATGAGATGGATTGCGATAAATCCAGCGTTTGCTCCTGTATTAACATCTGAGTAGTCACCTACCCACCACACATCGGAAAAGTCAGATTCAAGCAGTTCTGCTCTTGGCACTACCTTTGTGGTGTCTGTACCATCAATGTCTGCCGCACCAACCAGTCGCTTTGCAAGTGCTGGAGTGCAAGTAAGGAATGTGCCCGACATCTGTGCATCGAACTGATTAAGATGCTTCAGCTCCATCATGTTGTTCGGAACATTGTCGATATCCTCGCCAAAATCCGTAAACTCTGGGTTGGTCGAGAACTGTATGCCCCCCGTAGTAGCACCGAGAATGTTACCTATAGTGCCACTGGAGGGAGTGAACTCGTCAACAAGGATTCCAGCATTTAACTGAAGATGCTCAAATGTGTCTGTTGGCACCTTTGTAAACTTCTGCATGTTATTTCCTTTCTACTGATATTCACCAGTAACCTGTAATACTATTCGTCTTATCTGTGTATTTGTTTCATCAGCCATTCTCTGTGCGAATGGCACTGCTTTGGTTATCCAAAGTCTGCCTGTGTCATACGGTGTGCCTACTCCACCACCGATATGATCACCAATTGCATCAGCCTTTTGGCTAACTTCTGTCCATGAACTCGATTCGTACCAGATGGATGCGGTCAGATATACAGGCTCATCAAGGTCGCTGACCGTTGCTGAGTACGTGATATATGGTAATTCCGCATTATCGGGCACGGTGTTCTCGTCATAAGCAACAAGACCGAAACTGTTCCAGAACGTATTTAGTGCTGTCCATTTATCTGCCATGTTGCCTCCTACGGAAGTACCGAGATTTCCTCGGCTGTTACTTGCCGCATGTCCAAAGTCGCACTTTTTGGCGTGTACTTGTCATCGCCATCAGATGTAACTCTGAACAGCTTGCTGTCTCTCGTTCTTCTGAATACATCGTGGTACTGGAGCACAACGTTTCTCGGAGTGGTAACCGTGTAAAGGCTATGCACACCCTGTGCTTCGGCTGTTCTTGCCTCGATAGATGTATCAAAAACAACAGCGGCATTAAACGCCGCTCCATCTACCCATGTATTAACGAATCCACCGTATTCATCAAGGGATGTCTGCTTATTCAGCAGTACACAGCCCTCCATTGCTTCGCTTAACAGGCTCATATCTTCCTCCATCTGTTCAGCTCATCGGCAAACACGCTTTTCCATGTAGGTGCGCTACTTCCACCGCCAGCTGAACTTGATCCAGTGCCACTCCCTTTTGAGTAGCTATATCCACCAAAAGACTCTGACTGAAACGGACTCATTGATGCGCTGTCAACGCCTCCATATTTGTCCGTCCACTCATCAATCTTATCCGACAGGGCGACAACTACAGGAGGGATAGCCATCGCCCATATCGCTCCATTAAATGACTCGTCTTGCAAGTCATCTGCTGGCATTTGGTGAACTCCGTCATTAAAGATAGAGCCTATGATGCGAAAATACTGACCGTCCTGTAAAAAAGATATGTCAGTTAGCTGTCCTCCTTCGATTGTGAAAGTGCCGAAATGCTTGTTTTCGTCCTTCGTAAACCAGTTTCTTAACTCTTGACACAGTTCGGTCAGCATGTCCACTACTCCTTCTTCTTTGCCTTTTTAGGCTTCGATTCAGCCTTGATAACCGATTTGTCGTTAGTCGGCTTTTCTTCCGTCTGTGGCTGAATTTTCGCCTCCTGTAACACTTCTATCAGCACCACACCGCACCTGTTGTCGGTTGATGCCAGTTCAGCGATTCGGTCATCGCTTGCATCCACACCGTCACGAGGGAAGTTGTCTCCCTCGTGATAGTAGTAGTTATTATCTTGCAAGTCGATGAATGCCTTAACGACTTTACACATATCCGTCTCCTTATGCTCCGATAGTTACCTTAGCGATACCGTCAAGGTACTCAGCCCAAAGAGCCATACCCATGATCGCATAGCTTTCACCAACTGCTGTGTTGTAGTTGCCCTGTGCGTGGAATCCGATGAGGTTAGTCTCGCCCTGTACTGTGTACTGGAGTCCGAGTCTTGCGAATTCGCTGTCGCTTGGGTCGATGTAGTACAGATCGATGTTCTCAACAGGAGTAGCGAGAACCTTGTTACGTGCAACCTGTGTAGCTGGGCACAGGAACAGTACTCTATATCCGAGGAAGTTCTCGATATATGTCATGCCGAACTGTGTCTGAACTGTAATGTTTGCTGTTCCGAGATAGTCGTATGCGTCAAGAATGTTGCAGAAGCCTACTACCTCTGTGACATCCTTCTGCATTGTTGCGAACTTATCAAGGACAAGACCCTGTGCCTTTGCGAGTGCGCTCTGGAATGTAGTCGCTGTGCCTGTGAGCGTTCCTGTATTGAGGAATGTGTAGAACTTTCCGAGTACTACATTCTGGAGCTTTGTAAGGAATGCGTCATCAGACTTCTCTACTGCGATCTCTGCGCCGTATCTTGCAACATCCTCAATTGGGACAGCTTTTGCGTACTTCTCGATAGTGAGGTCGCCTTTAGCCGCCTCTGCGATAGTCGCCTTGCTGTAAGGAATCACATTACCAGCACCAACAGCACCCGATTCAAGAGTAACGTCTGCTGTGTAGGACACAAGCTTTGTGCCAGCAGTCTTTCTGATCGGACGCATAATGCCCATGATGTTGCTGAGCGCATCCCAGTTATCACCGAATCTTGTTACGAAATCTTCCTCACGGATGGATACGTTTGTATATACGTTAGGAAGTGAATCTCTTGGATTTGCGAAGCTTTCTACGTTTGTAACTGCCATTTTATTTATCCTTTCTGTTCTGTCTCATGTAATTTCATGAGTGCCGCCTGTCTTTCCTGTGTGCTCATCACATAGCGTCCGTGATCGTCACGCTTTTAAATGTCCTCTTTAGACAGTGCGCCACCGCCATTGTTTGATGGTGGATTAGATACATTCGCTCCCTTCTCGCCATCTTTGGCAATAAAGCCATCCCACTCCTTTGTGATAGCTTCTTTGAGCTTGTCTGCGTCTTTTACCTTGCCATCCTCGTCAAAGATGATGCCCTTAATGGTATCTGCCGACAGTTTAAGGATCTGATCTATACGCTTTGCAGATACTCCAACATCCGTTAGAAGCGATTTATACGCCTCGGTTTTTCTGTTAAGTTCAGCTTTTGCCTTGTCAGCCTTTTTGTAGTCGTCAAATTCCTTCTGGACTTTGTCATACTTTGACTTCCAGTCGTCATCGCCGTTCTTTGCGATTGCATCTTTCAGATTGTCAAGTTCATTCTGAACACTGGTGAGCTTCTCAGCGTCAGCTTTGTACTTGTCACGCTCATTCTTCAGCGCATCTGTCACATCTGTGTGTGCTTCAATAATCTGATCGATTTTGTCATCTTCGATGTTCATTGCTTTGAGCATCTTACTAGTAAAAGCCATCGTTTCCTCCTTTGCTTCGTAAGCTTTGCTTTGCTATTCGTAACGATTTTCCAATTTTTATACCAACAAAAAACCGAGCGTTATGCTCGGCTCTCTGATGAGTAACTGATTGTTTAAAATCCTCTTAGTGCCTGTTCAGCTATCTTGGCATATTCAGACAAGTGATTCATGATGCCCTTCTGCAAGAAGTGTACAGGGCGTATTCCACTTGTTATATGCCACTTTCCAGCCTCGTCTTTGTAACGCCACGGGATCGTCTTGGCTCGACTGCCCTGTGTTGCATATGCTCCTGTACCGTACTCGACATAAGGCGCATACTCCACATTGGTGCCGATTGCTACAGTCCGTGGATCTTCTATCGCATGTGTGATGGAGTTCCGTAGATTTCCTGTATCAACAGCTGTCTCATACATCTTCACATGGTTCTCCGCTTGCATGCCCATAGCCTCAAGCGCACGTTCTATAGCGTCATCAAGCTGTCCCTTTATTTCGTCTTTGTTATTCTCGACTATCTGTATAAAGCTTGCCATTAATCTATCGGTGCTACAATCACTTTACCGTCTTGAATCAGAACGATATCATTGATGTCATCGCCCTTTACACTATACTCGTTGTCCCCTATGCTTTCAATGCTGTGAATAACAGCATCACCGTAGTAGTCGGATATTATTTTCTTGTAGTCCATCACATTTACCTCATTGTCGCATTGATAAGGCTCATATCCTTTGTGAAGTCCTTATCGTCTATCCGTAGTATTCCGAATTTACCCCTCGACCCGTTGCTAAAGTGTCTGGAGCAGTCAAGATCGTTAGACTGTGGGTCAACAAACTTTACTACGCCACTTTCTTTATCAGCAATAAAGACATGAGCAGAGTTCTTTCGTTTCCACTTCACGTAGATTATAAAACGTGCATTGTCTGGGGCATCTTTGATGGTTTTCTTGACCTGTGCTTCTGTCAAGAAGAAAGTATACGATGGCTTTTTGCCATTGCTATCAACGAAACATTCATTACCCCATATTATTGTACTGTTATTTACGTCCTTTGGTAAAGCAGAAACATCAAAACCTCGCCTCCTGTACTCATACGTTGCAACGCATCTTTGACAGTTAACATTATAGCCTTTGCTTGTACGGAAGTTTGGGTTTGCGCCTTTTAAGGCATCTGCGATACTCATCGCTTTGCCTTGCTTCTTGCCGTTGATTACTAAACTGCTCTTTTTTGCGTTCTTCCACTCCTCATATGTCATGTCCTTCAGCTTCGGCATCGGTCTGATGCTTGGATCTGTTACATCAAGTTCAAAGCCCTTGATCGCTGACAGAAGTGTGCAGCGACAGTTATATACGTTAGCCCCGTCTGCGTCTGGGTCAGCTGGGAACATTATCTTACCGATAGAGTTCTCAAACGGCTTGTCTAAGTCCTCAACGGCACCGTCAAGCTCTCTGTGCCAGTGTCTTGTGCGTCCGTCTATCGTTGCGAGCCATTGTTTTCTGACAGGAATACCCTTATCTTGCGCTCTGTTCATCGCATCGATGCGTCCAGCGTTCTGCACGCCCGTCATCATTGTCCTTGCGTTGCGAATAGCCGCATTATGATCGCCGCCTGTGACGATCTCAAGCCTTTTGGTTATCTTTGGAATGGATTCGCCCTGTAAAACAGCCTGTGTGAGCACTGATCTGACTCGTTTTTTGTCCCATGCGACCTGTTTGCCCTCCTTGATGTCCTTTGCTACGGCTTTTCCGTAGTCATGGTAGATCTTCGGGTTCTCTCGGTACATACGCTCAACAGTTTCACGGCTATAAAGCGTGTATGAGGTGTCCAAGCCCGTCTTTTTCTCGATATCAAAGGTTGCATAGTTGTGATTTATCGCATAAACCTCTGGAGCATAGCCTTTTGTGATGCTTTGGGCAATCTTTGCGGCGTTGGCGTAGTCTTGTGCAAGCGTCTCGCACATTCCTTCCCACCTCTTGCCGACAAGCATCTGCCCTCTGCGCCAATCGATATACTCTTTTTCGGGGATCTCGCCGTTTTCGACTCTCTTGCGCCATATTTCGTCCTTTACGGCAAACTTTGCAAGGTAGTCGTTCAGCTTTTCGGTCACTTCCTTGTGTGCCTGTCGGTATTCTTTGGCGATCTCACGCTCTATTTTTTCGATTTCCTTGTCAGTCGCTTCATGCGCTGGATCAGATTTCTTCCTCGCCATCGTTAGCCTCGTTTATGTTTCCGAACCGCTGTAGTTCGTTGGCATCCATCTGCTTGATGGCATCATCCACCTTATCAGCATCGCCAAGAAGCGTCATGACCTTTTCGGTGATATACGTCTCCTCAAGGTACGGAGCCGCTTGCATCAGCATCTGTATCTCCTCGTTGACGTTCACGATCATCGACCTTGTGAAAGATGCTTCGTTCTCAACGCCAGCAAGGAGCATCAGAGCGTCAAGTGCTTCGTGAATGCAATATTCAAACTGATCACACTTAACATTGAGTGGTTCGTATGCCGCCTTGATCTGTGTGGCTGTTACTGCGCCGCTTGCAATAGTCTCTGGATTGAACGCCATGAAATCCTTGTAGATATCCTTTTCAAGCCTGTTCAGTATCGCCTCTCTTGCGTTATACGGTACCTCGATGGTGTGGCTTTCAGCTTTTGCGCCTGTATCATCAACGACAGCCGCCTTGACTATCTTCATGTGTTCCATGAATTTAACAAGGTCAACATCGTCCATGCCTCCAGCGTTCTGGATCGTCCAGTAGATCTGGCTTGCATCGTCTAGGTCGTTAGCAAAGCCCGAACGTATAAGGTCATACGCATCTATGCTGTCACGCTTGCCGTCAAGTTCTGTTGTGTGCTCTGGATTGCCCCACAGCGGTACTATCGGGAATGACGGATAGTTGTGCTTTTCAAGTATTTCCTCGCCATCCACCTCTGATGCGCTGAACTTGGTGATGTAGGAATCCTTTTCGTGTAGGATCTCGCCCTTTGTTTTCTTCCAGATGTACTCTGTATAGCCGTCAAGCTCATACAGGGTAGCACGTAACGGCTTGTTATCCGCTATCTGCCAGAAGCGAACGCCAGCTTTCAGCGTTCCATCTTCCTCGTCATACAGTGGTGCAAAGTTCAGAACGTCAAACACATCAACATGGTCAAGGTTGTAGAACATGAAAGCCTCGCCTGTTATTAGCGCCCTTTTTCCAGCATCCTGTAGCTTGATATCAAACTTGTCACCGAATGCCTTTTCTGCGCTGTTCTTATCTTCCCACGCTATACCATTTCCGAGTAGGAACTGCACTTCCTGTGTGATGAATCTGCCGAGGAATCCGCTTGCAAGCTTGTAGTTTGCGCTCCAGTTGTCTGGCACTGCCTGTCCCGACATCGTGTACAGTATCTTTCTGTATTCATTAATAGTGGTGTTGTGCTGTCTTGCGTAGTCCCTCGACACCAGTGCATCTTTGTAAATCTTGGATGACTTATGATCGTTAATGACTTTCCGCACGAACGCCATGCGCTTTTCCTCGCTTGCGTTCTCAAGCTTTTCTAAATCTTGGTAGGTTATCATTACTGCTCCTTAATTGTAAATTGATTTGTATTCTTCCCTCCCAAACTTTCGCCACATCAGCCTTGCAAGACATGACAGCGAATCGGGACAATCGTCATGTGCGGCGTTCTCATTATATTCAAGTATTTCCTCAACATATTCTGGATCGGTGTCGGAAATAAAAACGACATCGTCCCAAATGCCTTTGAGATATGTCGATATCTTGATGTGCTTATTAGTGGACTCGTGATAAGTCCTTGTAAGATCGCCACGCCTCCGCAGTTCCTTTTGCAGATAACCTTTGTCAGCATTGTCCTCTGTATATGTTCTACCGCCTAAATATTTCGCCTTACGCATTAGAATATCGTCTATGCAATCATCTACATGCTTTTGATATTTCTTGCCGTATACGTAAAGTTTTCCGTCCTTGTAAGCGGCTATGGTGAATGCGGTAGCATCTTCACCACCGTAAGCCGCATCTATATGACACAAGCCGTTATAAACCGCCGTAATGTCATCAGTGTATTTCGGATCAACGAACATCGCATCTTCATCAGCAATGTGCTTCAGTTCGTAGTTAGCTGAGAACATACCTCTTGTCATCTGACATTTCTTCTCAGCTATCATCTCATCCGTCATAATGCCAGTTGAGTAGCAATCCCACCGTTCTGGCTTTGGCATTATTTCAAACGCATCGTCCTTGTGCCACGGTGTTCCCGTGTTGAATATGCGACCAGTACCGAGCATTTTGACGTTGTTCAGTTCTTCATAGAATGTCCGAGTCTTATCTCTCTCGGCTTTGGATGTCCTGTCCTTGATATTTATGATATCGTCTGTGAAAATAAAATCGTAATGCTTTCCCGTTACAGATGACTGCGTACCAAATGCCACAAGCTGTGATGTTCCCTTGATATCTGTAGTCAGATTAGTTGATAGCTCATTGCTGTTGTCTACGGTCAGCTCCAGCTTCTTGCCATAGATGCATTGGACAAAGTACTGTGTCTTTGGATGCAACAGGATATTCTTTACTTGTTTGACGATCTCCTTTACATCTGGATCTGTTTTCCTACAGAACAGAGTGCGCTTGTTTGGTAGCAAGATGATTATCAGAGCAAGTGCTATAGACACACATGTTGTCTTGTAGCTGTTTCGGTGCGCCTGTAGCGTTCTATCCTCTTTGGACAGGAGCATTGAGCGTATCCAGTGGTTATGAAGATCAGTTAAATCGTTAAATCCAAGCATATGCCCAAACTTATACGGCTTATTCTTCAGAAACTCTACTGCTTCTTTCCTCGTCATCTTCAAGCACCATCGCTTCTACTTCATCGATGATGGTCTGATCGATATCCTGTATCTGTACTTTATCGACAGGTTTCTCACCGATCGTATCTCGTATAAGTTCCCACATCTTGGTGTTTCCATTGGCTATCTCTTCTTCAGCCATGTCCACCATCTTCTGGTAACCACCATTTTCAGCCCACTCCAGAAGCCTCGCTTTTAGGTTCCTTGCCTTGCCACTGGCTTCTCCAGCGATGCTTGCGTTAGCCTTGCGTTCTTCTGCCGATATTGACTTGTTATATTCATCTATTTTGCGATATCCACCAGCCATAATTTTGTACCAAAGCAAAAGGACGAGTCGCCTGTTTCTCGTCCTTCTACTGTCCCTGTTTATTACCCTATGAAGTTATGAATTGCCTACTCTCGGAATCGCACCGAGTTGTCTGTTGTAGGCTTAACGATCTCGGTAGAACAATCCACCAAGACCACTGTACAATGAGATTTCACCAGCTTTATACTTATCACATTCTGATATACGGCTTACTCTTTGTCTGCCTGTTATAAGCATATACCCACAGCAAGGCTCATTATCGAATGTTGTCCGATACTGACAATCTATGTGATGGCAATGTTCTCTCACCGTTTCTATCATCGATTGTGTCCCATTTATACACTATCATTATAGCCTTGGATGCGAGTGCTTTCAGTACTTATGAGTACTGAATTTGCGTCTCAGCTGGTGTTCGGCTTGCCAGCTTCGATTCTTTGCCGTCTGATAAGCTATGCCCATGATGTCAGCTATCTCTGTCAGAGATTTTCCGTTGATGTACTTCCACTCAAGAAGATCCGCATCTTTAAAGTCCAGACTGTCGTATATAAAAGATGTAACCTCCTCAACAGCATCGTTATACTCTCGTATGATCGCATCAAGATTCTTCCTTGCGTCTATATATTCCGCAAAGTTTCGCTCTGTGGTGTTATCTCTGGAGGTCTGCACTCGTTCACCTCCTAATGCTGTTGTCGCCTTTAGACATATCTCCAGTTTAAACGCCACATCATCTGCCTTGTGCTCTATGCGGCTACGAAGCCTCAACGGTTTGCTCATGAACTGATCATATGTCATCTATATCCTCTTTCCACCATGCTTATACGGTCTAGTCTCGTTATATCTGTGCTTCTGGAGCATTACCTTGAATACGTCTATATCCTGTGCACCAAGATAATCCATAATGCGTATCATGCAATCAACCATCTCTACAGCTATGCCATCTGGCTTACCATTGTTGTCCCACACCATCGGCTCGTTATTTCTGTAAGCTTCAAGAGCCTCAGATAGCTCCGAATGGCAAAGAGCGATAATTTCTGGCAATTCTCTTTCTGTCTCCCACCATCCGTGAGCCTTGCTGTTCTCATGGATTAACTTTGTCATATAGTTGATGTCGTTCAATCTTCTTTCCTCACTCTTGTAAATTTTCTTCCGCAGATCCTTCCACTTCGGTTATTCTTTACGGCATCTATAACAACGCTTTTGCTGACACCGACGATGTCGCCGAGTTCCTTTGCCGTGTCCGCTACAGCAAGCGGAAGTTCATATTCATCTGCTTCTACTGCTAACCAGTAATATCTTTGCATCACTTCCAATGGCAATCCGTCTGCGGAGTATACATACTGCCGTTTTCGCACTCATCACAGTTACCTTCCCATTCGTCATAAGCATCTTTATCAAGGCAAGTCTCACAATTTTTCTCGTGACTTTCTCGTGATTTATGTGGTGTTTTCACGAGTAAATCCGTCTGTGGCTCGGTCTTGCGGTTGATGTATTCAAGCCACGCTTGGTTTGCTCCTGCATCTGACATTTTCCCATTAGCAACATCTCTTTCTCCGTATGAGCAGAAGTCATTAGGCTTCATTTCGCTGTATTCTATCCGAAGTGGATGCTCCCATAATCTGCACTCAATATGTCCATCAGTATAACGGGCGCAAAACTTACACTCTTCACACCGCACTATGTCGATGCTCGGTGCGTCTGTTATCCACGCTTTTGCTTCGGGCATAAAATCCTCAATGCCATCAACATCATAGCCTTGCGATTGTGCTTCGGCATAC